CCCTCGGATCCCCGTTTCACTACTACCTCCCTCGCAAGCTGGGCCTTGTCCCAGCACTGCGCTACAGCGTAGCCCTCTCGCAGGGCACGTGGTTCCACCTTGCCCTTGAGATCCTTCTAGCGCCAGGACTCACGGGTGATGAAAACCACGCTCGGTACCAGGCCAAACTCGAAGCCCGCATGGATGAGATCCGTGGTGTGTGCAAGGAGTTGGCTATGGGGGACCAGCGCACCCGTGAGATCCTGGCAACCGAAGAGCAGGATGCCACCTGTGCTTGGGTCTGGGCCATGACCGCCAAGGACCTGCCCATCAATGGGGCCCTGTCTAACGGACGCACCCTGCAAGAGTTCCTCACGGACCCCAACTTCACCCTGATCTGCCGCGAGTGCAAGATCCAAGCGAACATCGCCCTGCCTGACAAGCGTCTGGAGCCGGTGCCCTGCGTGATGCAGCCTGACATGCTCCTGTACCACCACACCCAGAACTCCCTGTGGATTGTGGACTACAAGACCACGGCCCTGAGCCCACGCATCCGAGCTGCGTCCTGCCCCATTGAGCCGCAGACGCAGCACTACATGACCATCCTTGACCGGGCTATCCAGACCGGACTAATCCAGACCCAGTACGACCTGCCCTCCGATGTATCCGTGGGGGGCATGCTCCACGCCATCATTCGGAAGCCCACGATCCAGTTTGGACAGGCCGATCGGGACTACACCCTTGACACCACTCCCTTCAAGAGCGGACCCCGGAAGGGCGAACCTCGCAACGAGAAGGTCTACATGGGTGAGCCCCGCATTGAGAACTACCTGGAGCGCTGCCGTCAGTGGTACCGGGGCGAGAAGGATTACATTCACCTGTCCGCAGACCGCATCGCGGACCCCGTCATCGACCTGTCCTTCACCTCAGGCACCGCCCTGCTGGATCACCAGTGGAACGAGCAGTACCTGGCCCGACTGGGTGCGGTGAATAAGTGGCGAATCGCCGCACTTGAACCACACGAGTATCCGTGGCCTACGGAAGTCCACGGGACTGGTACACTGGACACATACGCACCATTCGTGTTGCGTCCAGTTTCGGAGTGGCCCGACATCGTCATGCAAGAAGGCTTTGTCGTGGCAGATCGTGACCCTGTTCAGGAGACAACCAATGCCCAATGACCCCTACCCGGAGCCATCCAAGCTCCAGCGCAGCGAGTTCGGCACCCTCTTGCCCGACGTGCTGCACAAGATCATCAAGCCTGAGTTGGCTTCGTTGATCCAACTTGACAGCAGCATCACCAACAAGTCGCTGCTGCATGCCGCGTTCAAGAAGACGACGCAGAGCACCGTCTCTTTCTCCACGTTCAATGCGTGGTTGGAGATCCTCGGCATCGCGTTTCGCAAGACTGTGCAAGTTGAAGGCCTGATGCCTGACCGTGTCCCCACCCCGGGCGGGGCCGGGGTCGGCCCCCGCCCGGATGTGGGGGAGCCCGAAGAGGAAGTTCGATTTGACAACGAAGAGCGTTTCGATTTCAATCGCCCTCGTGGTTTCGGTGATGCGTTCGGTGAGATTGCACGCAACTCAGGAGGATTCCAATGAGCATCCATCAGACAACGGCGGCTGGCACATCGCCAGTCCGTGCGTACAAGAACCTCGGCTTCCAAGGAGGCCCCGGTCTTTACTCGCTTCGCAACTTGTTCGGCATGGTCGTCGGTGAGCAGAACAGCGGCAAGTCCTATCTGTTCCAGTCCTGCCCCGACGCCTTCATCATCAATCTCGATCTCTCGTCCACGGTGTCCCCCCACGCCAAGTGTGTGGTGTGGCCCGGCATCGGCGTGGATGGTCGGCCCATTGATGTGGATGGCAAGCCGCTCATCATGACGTGGGATCACGTCGAAGCCAAGATCAAGCAGTTGTGCGACATGGCCAAGAACGGCGATGAACGTCCGTCGATGGTCGTGATCGACACCATGATTCCGATGATCCGTCTCCTCAAGCCGTGGGTCGCTCGTACCATGGGCAAGGAGTTGTTCGAGCAGGCGCATGGTCCCGCTGCATGGGAGCGTCTGTACGACACCGTGATCGACGTAGCCCATAGGCTGCGCTCGCACGGCTACGGCGTGTGGCTGCTCGCCCACCTGTCTCGTGACTGGGTGGAGATCGGCGAAGGATCCAAGGTAGAGGAGCACTACCTGTCTCTGCCTCCCGGCCTACGGGAGCGTCTGTCCAAGGTGGTTGAAATCATTGCACCCATGCGATCAGAAGTGCGCGAAGTCACCACCCTGGAACCAACAGTCGTCACCGTGGCCGGGAAGCAGGTGACACAGAATCGCACTGTGTCCAAGCAGACAATCACTCGCACCATCGCGTTCCGTGATCCCCGCTACCTGCGACTCATCCGTACCCGCACCCTGAAGCCGATGTCCGACATCGACGTCACAGGTGCAGCAGATCCGTGGTCTCTGTTCGAAGAGGCCTACAAGACCGCCAACACTCCGTAACTGTGAATTGTCAGGGGATAAGCCAATGGTGCTAACAAGCTGCTACGTGTCACAGACGTTTCAGGTAACATGCCCGGCGACGGGCGATGGGAGTACTCAATCTCTCTTGGCCCCCTGACCCTCACAAACCCCCGGAAGGGTGGGGGTGGGCCCTCGACGGTGTCCCACCTCCGCCTTCCAATTTTCGTTCCGTGTCTCACTCCATTCCATTTCCTTTTACGAAAGGCTTACTGCCATGACTATCAAGTCAACCATGTTCGCAAACTACAACGCCTCCTTCGCCTCGGTCGAGGCCAACACCGAGGGATCCGGTGCTGGCTGGCGTCCCGATGCCGGTGACCATGCTGTGCTCGTCACGGGCATGAGCATCGAGGAGGGTGACTTCAAGCAGAAGGACGGCCAGATGTTCCCGTCCATCGACGTGACCTTTCAGTACCAGATGGTCGAAGATCCGGGCAGCCCCGAGCCTCGCAGCTTTACGGGTGCCCGCTTCAACCTTCCGGCTGACCCGTCCCAGCTGACGGATGAGGGCGCCAAGACCCGCAACCGCATCGAGCTGGAGCGCCTCAAGGGCCACCTGACCACCCTGCTGGGTCGTCGTCCGGAGAACCTGCAGGTTGCAATGCAGACCATCCAGGAGCGCATCAACAACGGCAACGTGATCCCGGTCAAGTGCCGCTGCCGTTACGACGAGTCCAAGGTCAAGCCCGGCACCAAGTACTTCAAGGAGTTCCTGGTGTCGCCGCTCAGCCTCGCCTGACATCACCGCCATGACTTGCCCTGTGGGAAGCAGTCACTACCATGGCGAACAATCGTCCCCCCACGATCGCCCCCTGGGTCACCCGACCGGTACCCAGGGGGCTTCTGTTTCTAGGTGGCGCCATGCCGGAAGCGGCTTGGCCCACATTCAGCTGATCCGACCGGACGCAAGAAACCCAAGGGCTGTTAGATTCTGGACCACCATGCGGAACTCCCGCGAGTGTCCTGTGCCCCCCGTCCCCACCTCCCCCCGCCGGTGCCTCCACCGCAGCCGGTGCGCCCTCGACTTATGGGAAGCCCCCCACTCGCTGGGGGGACGCTCCCAGTGGCTTGTGGCGTCCTGGGATGCCCTCCACGGGGCCCCCTCCCAGCAGACGGTAGAGGGGTGGTTGGACGTGTCCGAGCCAACCAAGGGCAGCCTGGTGCGTCTGGCGCCCAGCCTGGACTTTACTGCCTTCCTGGAAGGGGGCTTCTGGCGAGTTGCGACCTTCCAGGTTCCAGCCCAGATCCGGGACGCCACGGATGGCGTCTTGGGATCGGGCCTCCGACTCTCCCCTCGTGCCATCCGGTGGTCTGCGCGGGCTACCGAGGACGGCACCCACTTCCAATTCTGGTATCGCATATGAGCCCCTCCTACCGACACCGTGTCAATGGGGGGCCACGCTCCCCGGCCCGTCCCACTCAGAAGAAGGGCGAGCTGCAAGCCCACGCCGACATGCTGGAGCGCATGGTCAACCGCTTTGCCGAACGCATTCGGGTGCTGGAGTCCCTGCACACCTTACGGGTGGAGGAGGCCGGGCTGATCCTCAGCACAGTGTCCATGCTGTACCGGCGGTGGCGGGAGGAGCAGCCGGATGAGCCGGATCGTGGCACCTCGTTCATGCACTGGATGGAACGTCTGCGGGCGGAGGAGGTAGTGTCCTACGCCATGGGCGCGTGGGACATGAAGGACCTGCCGCTACTGCCCCTCAGCGGGGTTGACGACATCGACATTGAATCCTCGGATTGACGCACGCTGCTTGGCAGTCTCACCTTGCAACAGTCCCCCCACGGGTAGGCCCATCGCAGGTGCAAAGGCTGCGCCTTCAAGAGACTGCTGGTAGATACCGCGTACATCTGCCGGCATGGTGTCCAGCATGCGCTCGCTGACGGATGCCTCACGCATGAACACCGCGCGATCCCACTCGCCGGGCTTCACGGTCATGGGCACGCCGTAACGCTTGCGGTACTCAAGCTCGATGGCCTGAGCTGCCGACATGTTGTTGCCAAGCACCGCGTCCTTGTACTTGCGACGCAGGTCCACCATCTGAGCACGGTTGGCCAGCAGGAACTTCGTTGCTTCTTGGGGTGACTGGTGCCGCTTGAAATCAGCGCCGATGCCACGCATCACCAGGGCAAAGGGAGACTCAAAGCCCTGGAGCATGCCATCGCTGTTGTACACCGGGACCATGCCCTGCTCGTTCCGGTTGCCCCAGTCCGCATACTGGGACTGGATGATGCCGAAGTTTCCACCGCCCGGCACTGCAGGCAGGGAACCAAGCGCCTTCTGAATGGCCAAGCCACCAGGAATAAGACGGAACGCAACCTGTCGGAACGCCTCACGGTCCTGCTCCACCAGTGAGTTCACCAGCTTCAACGGAATGTCGACGACCGGTGGCATCGGCAGGG